GGAATTGGAGGACGCAATAGACATATATCTCACTCAGATTGTCCCTGCTCTCACGATTATTAGAGACAACTTGTATGATGTGTCTACCGTCATATACGAAGACAAAAAGTTTCGTTTGGTGCAGTTGGAGACCAGTCTATCCCAACAACAGATTACGATCGAGCCTGCTAAAATCATCTCCAATATAAAATAGACCTGGTATATAAGATGAAATTCATAAATATTCCAGTTTTCATTATAAGTCTAGCCGTCGGTATTTTTCTAGTCTATATATCTAATCCGAATCCCGATATTATTTACGTTTATCCGAAACCAGACAATGTCGACCAGCTTCAATATCGCGATAAAAGTAATACGTGTTTTCGTTTTGATTCGCAGGAAGTGTCGTGTCCTGCAGATGAGGATCTGGTCGGTGGATATCCCGTCCAGCACTCGGACAAATAAAAAGTAATGTTCCAGCTATATATATGTACATTAGACGGCTGCTCTACAGCACACCTGGGCAATACATTATATCCGTGCTGCTTGGGCTAGGATTGGCCACTCTGTTTAGAAAGGCTTGTACTGACCGCAGTTGCATAGTATTCAAAGCTCCCTCATTGAATGAAATTAAGGGTAAAACCTTTAGATATGGCGGCAAATGCTACAAATTTAGAGAAAGGGCACACCCGTGCACGCCCGACCGCAAAACGGTCGATTTTGCGTAGTATGCGCCGCCAATCAATCTGATTTTATACTATATGTCGGACTCTACCAAGATCGCTGATCTACCGCGCGGTGGCGAAGTGAGGAATAATGTCGTTCTGGAGACGAAGGAAATGCGCGCTCCTCCTAGCATGCTGCAACAGCAGCCTCCACCCTCCTCTGCCCAAGCGCCGCCCATAGTCCCTCACAATGCAGTCCCTGGTTCATTACCGGAAGGCATGTCTGCATTCGCGCAGGCCCCGATGGGAGGAGGCGTGCAAGTACCCGTCGGTGGGCCTGGGCAATTGCCCTCTAGAGACATTCCTATGGTGACGCATCAGTATACACAAGACCAACAAGTCAAACCTAACTATATTCCGTCTGGTCCCGAGGGCGATTACATTGCCCAGCATGATTCCTACGAGTCACTGCTCAAGAAAAAACAAGGGAACGAAAAAGAACAGGACCAGCTTGATAGCCTCTACTCAGAACTGCAGCTTCCTTTGATGGTGATGGCGCTGTTTTTCTTCTTCCAAATGCCCTTCTTCCAAAAGAAACTTGCGCAGACGCTCCCTTCCCTCTTCTTGAAGGACGGCAATCCAAACGTCTCTGGATACCTGGTGAAAACGGCTATTTTTGGTGCCTCTTTTTACGGAATCACTAAAGCGACGCATTATTTGAGCGCGATATAATTCATACTATTTGAGACAAGACATATAATTATTTATAACAATCAACAACGATAGACATAGGTCTATATGGATTACTAACTCTTTTATCATTGTCTGGCGTTCTAGATATGTAACCATTGCTATAATCTATTTTATTTGTAACAGGATTATTATCTGTATCGTAGTAGTGTAAATAATTTATTTTATCATTTGAAAAATCTGTTGACTCTAATAATAATTTAACAGAACTAAACTTTGGAAACCAAACATGTCCTCCTCCAATAACTTTTTTATTGAATTTGTCATATCTTCCACCACCGAACTTGTCAAATATAATATTTCCATTTTTATCTTTTTCAGAACGATTGTATAAAACATCACAACTATAATCAGGCATCGATAAACGAAATAACCCACCGGGTTTTAATATTCTATATATTTCATTAATTGAATTTCTCAATAAAAAATATTCTATATGTTCCATTACATCCTCTGATTGAACTATATTAACAGTGTTATCTTTCAACGGTATAGCTTTTGTAACATCATGTCTGATGTGATATCGATTACTTCGTATTAAACTTAATCCTATAAAATTTTTATTTGTAAACTGTCTTGTAATTGAAGGCATATCTCCCAAGTATAAGTAGATATCATTTAGATTTATCAAATCTTCAAACTTCATATATAGTAGTTGATACTCCTTCTACTTCTATATACGTTTCATCATTAATATAATTTTCAGTAGATACGTCATCTTTCAAGCTTTACTATAGGCACCTTCAGCTGACTTGCGAAATGAGCCACAAGCTCGTCATTTTTATAGTCGTCCAGATACTTAATTTCTTTGACTCCTGCGGCGAGGAGAAGGCGGGCGCAGATTACGCAGGGATAATGAGTAATATAAGCCGTGGAGGCGAAACAACTGACCCCTCGCTTAGCGCAGTCCGTTAACGCATTCTGTTCCGCATGGAGCGTCGCTTGCTCGTGGTTATCTCTAACGATGGATTTGTGCTCGCACCCAGGCAAAAACCCATTGTAACCTTGACTGACAATGCGGTTATCCTTGACCAATACACAGCCGACTTGGAGTCTCTCGCAAGGGGAACGCTCTTTAGTTGCTATGACTATTTTCTTGAAATACTCATCCCATGTAGGACGCCGAGACATGATTAGTATTAGAAATAAAATAGCCTTAAGCAGAAATCCATAATATAGATAAGATGTACTTGCGGAAGTTTAAGATATCAGACGACCATTTCCACGGCTTCAGCGTCCAAGTAGATATGGACAATTTCGATACAACGGAAGCTATTTGCGACTATGTCAAGACACTCCTTGTCGATTTCTTGCACAAGCACAATCTGGCGAACTTGGTGGATATTGCTAAGAAAAAGCAGTTCAATATACACGATCGCGAGTTCGGGGCGTTGTTGTTGCTGCCTGTTGAGGAAGTCATCTACGTGTGCCACCACGGCTAAGATTTCGCATGCTGAACCTTTCCGTATATTGTCTGGTGGAAGTCAAGTCCAAATGGACAGTCTCTGCATTCTTCACAGACTAGCTTCACGTTATCTTTTGTCTTGCCTGCCTCTTTCAGCATCCAGCGATAAATGGCTGAATTGATGCGACCACAAAGGATACATTTGGTCTTCAGATGGTGCTTATCGTCTAGCATGCTTTCGTAAAAGTACGACTTATGTGTCCAAACACTCGCAGACATCAGTTCTTAATCCATAGTTAAGGACTGATGTGACGTTCAATTTGTTAGTAAGGTGATGGCTTGGTTGTATTACAGACCAAGCTGCCGCAGAATGCCGCTCCTGCGTCGCCTTGTTTTTCTGCGCTTCTTTCTTTTTTTTCTTTTTGTCTTCCTTTTCGTCACCTTCTTAATGGCGTTTTCGCCAGGAGCGTACTTCAAAAAGTACCATTCCCATTCTCGGCCCCCGCGTTTGCTTTGCAGTTCCCTGTATTTATTGGCTTTGACCTGTCTAACCCGTTCCTTCGTTGACTTTTCCTCCCCATAGCAGGTGGTGCTGAACCGCCGAAGTAGCCCTTTTTGCTTTAATCTATTTTTTCTTTGCACTGCGAATAGGAAGTGCGCCATGCATACGATTCGATTAACGTCATAGTAGGGTCGACGGGCGTATATGAATGCTAGATAAAAGCTCAGCATAGTATCTATTGTTGCGATACGCACGACTCTTCCTTTTATTTTTATCGTGTTATAACTGTGACAGGCGAGAGGCTTGTAGATGAATGCTATAGTCTCACCCCCAACAACTACTTCGTAATGAGGAGCAATAATCTCTCCAATGCCGTCCTTCTTTCTAATCGTAACTTTCTTGATTCCGGCTTCTTGAAGCGTTTCCTTGAGGATAGAAGCGGTTGCCTGTGGGTCCTCTGAAAGGACGTCAAAGTCTGGAATATTAGGTATTTTCTTGTAACGAAAACGCTTGAGATTCCTTAGATAAAGTTTGTTAGACAACGCGCCGAAAAAAACGACCTGTTGGTTTATCAGCGTTTCCCTCGCAATATGAAATATTTGTTTTTCTAGGCTTTTTGTTAGTTTGTCTTCGGGTTCAAACATTCTTTGGACTTCCACCAAGTCGCAGTCTTTTCCTGTAATCGGAAAGCTTTTGTTCAGTAAAATAAGGCGCTTGAGTATCTTCTCCCAGCGACTAACGTCTCCTTTCGGACGTGAAAGTTCGAGGTAAAGAGCCATACGAAGGTAGTTGGGAGGCGCGTAGCGAACACCCGCAACGGTCAGCGCTTTCTTCGATAAGGATTTATACAGCTCTGGTACTAGGTACGTTATATCAGCGACAGGAATGAAGTTGACGAACACCTTGAAGGTCCCAGTGTGCGTCCCTGCTTTCGCTTCCACTTCGTCGAATCCTTGCGAGTAATAAATATCCGCTAGCTTTTTCGCATCCTTCAGAGGTTCTGGAGAGAAAAAATCATAGTCAGGGAACTCTGTAGATTTGTCGTAGAACTGGGATTCGGCTGGAAGGATATTGTTGATGGCTGTTCCTCCGTAGACAATTCGACGTTTCTTAATGAGGAATTGCTCGACAATTTGAATGATTTTCTGTATTTCGGGGTTGTCGATCAGCTTCTTACCAGTCCGCTTCTCTGCGTTGTCGACTGCATGGCGCAATATCGCCAGCTCGCAGTCTTCGAAAGATACACCGCGGTCGCATTTCATACTTAATATAACCTTCGATAAAAATTTTTAGATGCTAGTCTTGTACATCGGTAAGTTAATACTACGAGGAGCATAACTGAGCTGAGGATTTTGGGGAGGTGGATCCTTGACTACGACTGGAATGTAACGCAGTTTCGCGGGCTTCAAGACAAATGAACTCCCAGCATTATTGAATGTCTCAAAGTAATGCTTCATCCGCGAGTCCAAGTTTTGATAGTTCATCGAAACCATTTGACACCCATAAGACATATGTAGCTGCGCGGGGACATTGTTGTTTAAAGAACTTAAGTCAGGCATCGTCAGCGTCATATTTTTCTTATTATACTCGATAACACCTTGTGGATCATGTGTGTATTGAATGTCATAATTACGTTGCTCTTGGAAATATGGACTTCCGCCGGAGAGATTCACTAATTCCTCAAAAGGAGTCTCTCTGAAGTTATTTTGAGCTTGATCACATATTATTATAACCCTATTTCTGAGCTTCAGGAGAGGTTCTATTGCTAAATTTTTGCTGCCGGCTGGATTATTCGGTCTACCTTCGTATCCGTACTCGGCATCGAGAAGCTTTCCTGCGAAGGCGCTCCTTACAGCCTTGGTAAGCTGTGTATATATCTCAGGGTGGTCGCTTTTGATGCGCAGATGTATTATGAGCGGGTCATCGGGGTTCGGGCTGCTTTTTCCGTTGAATGCGTATTTGTTAATAGCTGCGAAAACGCCATCCCGTCCCTCGACTGGGATACTGTTGTATGTCCCCTTCACATTAACCGACGCAACGGGGGAGGCGGCTACCACTGCGTTACCTCCTACTAGGTAAATCCCGAAGTCGAGGACGCGGGCACCTTGGTAGATAGCTTGCCTTAACGGAACGATCGAGACATAGTCATCCTGGAAATCGCCTCCGCAGCACGAGTTGTAGCTGCTAGCTATGTAGTAATCTCGTAAGTTATGTTGGAATTGGGCATCTATTGTATTGATTCCGCTAATCTGTGGTTGGTACTTGGCCCATTCCGTTTCAATTCGGTAGTCGTTATTAGCGTTTTTGTTTATTTGTTTGTGATAATACCACACAATCCCCCATATTGTTAATCCTGTTGCGACTACGACATATAGCAAGATCTCCTTTCTGATTGAATTCCATGCCTGCTTTATTCTGTTCAAGACCATTATATATACTTTGTTATATTTTTTATCCACGCGCTAAATCTATAATACAATAGACAAAATAACGTTATAAAATAATTATATCATAATATTTTAGATGCCTGGTGGTTTATTAAATCTTGTAGCATATGGTGCCAGCAATATAATGTTGACTGGTAATCCTACAAAGACATTTTTTAAGGCCACATATCAAAAATACACGAATTTTGGGCTTCAAAGGTTTAGAATAGACTACAAGGGACAGCGTACCCTGTCGTTCAATTCAGCAACCGAAATGGAGTTTAAAATTCCCAGATATGCTGATCTTTTATGGGACACATACGTAGTTGTGAACATGCCTAATATTTGGAGCCCCCTGTTTCCTCGAAGCGACGTAAGCGGTGGTTTCGTTCCTTACGAGTTCAAATGGACTAGGAAATTAGGAACGACTCTCATTAGTAGGGTTGAGATATACTCTGGAGGAAGTATGCTAGCGCATTATTCTGGCGAATGGATGAGTTGTGCCGTAGAGAGAGACGAAACTATCAAACGAGCGCTGTGGAATAGAATGACTGGGAATGTCCCAGAGATGTATGACCCCGCATCGAAATGGAATGGCGTGTATCCGAATGCAGTGTTCGTCGACGGTGTTAGCGACGTAAGCGGAATCGAGCCGTCGATCAGGGGCAAGCAACTCTACATTCCACTGTCCGCATGGTTCTGTGAGTCGCCTAAGCTGGCGTTACCCTTGATAGCTCTTCAGTATCAAGAAGTGTCTATCAAGATTTACTTTCGCCCCGTACGCGAGCTGTTCACTATACTTGATGTGGAAAATATACAAGATATTAGCAGTAACGATTGCTCCTGCAACACAGCGCCTCTTGATTGGAACATGTACAACTATCACCTGTGCGGAAGCACGAGCGGAAGCGGTGCTAGTAACACATGCGGGTTTTGGGATAGGCGTGCTCCCAATCCCGCTGATATTGAGCACCAAATGTGGCGATTCATACAGCCTCCACCTGAACAACCCGCAACCATCCACAGTTACCTTAATAAAAGACAAGACTGGGATGCAGACATTCATCTCCTGTCTACTTACATATTTTTGGGGCAGGACGAGAGACGGGTATTCGCCGCTGGAGATCACCAGTACTTGGTGAAATTACAGTATGACCACGACTTCTTGAATGCTACTGGGTCAAAGCGAGCGCGTGTTACCAGCCGTGATATGGTATCCAGCTATATGTTCAGGTTTCGCCGCAGCGATGCTAATATGAGGAACGAGTGGACCAATTACACGAACTGGCCTTACAAAGGAATACCACCAAGCCCCTTGCTACTGCCCCCAGCACCGATCACAAATGCTTTTCGCATGACCGGCACCATGGATACCATCAATATAGAGGAAATCTTAATAGACATGGGGATACTGCTTGGCTCGGAGTATCGGGAAAGTATACATCCTGTAGGGGTGTACAACCTCGTTGAGAAATGGTTCAGGACGAGCGGGATCGCGGAAAACGGACTGTACATATACAACTTCTGTTTGGACTCTGATAGAACGATATACCAACCGTCTGGCGCACAAAATATGAACAAATGGGAGTACACGTGGTTCGAATACAACACAATCGAGCCACCGCTCGATCCCGACAACAACGATGTAGAAATACTGTGCGATCCTTCTGGGGCTATCATAGGCGTGAGGAAAGACGTGTGGCGATTGAACCTCTACAACTATGATTTGCGGATATTTGAAGAGAGATATAATATCATCTCAGTAACAAGCGGTATGATTGGTTTACAAGATGCT